TTTTGTTTAGAGTTCGATATTTCACATAAATGGTGAATGGTGTTAAAAGGTTTCTTATTTGGTACAACCATCTTAACTAGATTTGCGGCAGGCTCTACAAACAATTTTCTTGTTGAATCAAGATAGTTAACATCTCGTATAATCTTTTCTACAATCTCAGATGGTTCACCTTTATATGATTGTGATATTCTAGAAATCTGATTACGAAACGCTTCCTGTGTTGTGAAGTTAAGCGAAACCATTAGTGCGTTTTCACCAACACCTTGAACGGTGTTAATCTTATATACCTGTAATGGTGTGACAACGTAATCAATGATAGTCTGTTCTTCGTTGTGTGTCTTAGGAGATGTTTGTGGTGTCTGAAGTCTAAGCGTGAGTTTTTCTTCACCAATAATTGGTGCGTTCAATACTAGGTTGTTTGTATCCTTGAAGAGAATATCTCCACTGACTGTCATGGAGAATATGTCTTCGTAAATATTGATAGATTCAATTACACCACTGATATCGAGTTCTGTTCCTTTGGTAGTTAAAAGTTTGCATTCTTCAACTAGAAACTCGCCCGCAAATTGCAAGTCAGACTTTGCCATTATGCACCTTCTTTAATTTTTGTCTCAAACTCTTTTACGAAATCTTCAATATATCTTGGTTGTATCAATCGTATCTTTGACTTTTCTTCCTGTAACTTCTGTTCATATTGATAGTTTGATACAGGAGTTGCAGAACTATAATCTGTAGTATTCATACCCACATTAATTATTTCAGTCGTATCACCAGACGTTTGACTAATCTCATAATGATGAATACCAGCAGGATTGTCATATTTCTCTGTTATATATTGTTCAAAGGTCTGCATTGACATGGGCCAATCATGATAATAATCTACAATGTTATTAGCAACTAGTATTGTCCAATGTAGTCCAACATCTTTATAATACTTGTGTGCAATAATTTCTGGAGACTCCCCATCCTGTACATCGTAATAATCAAAGTCTACTATCTGTGTCTGTGCAGTAAGTTTCACCCTACGGAATATATTCTTGTACTGGTTAAGTCTACCATCACCCTTTGCGTCATACGATATATTTGGAAACATAGAAAAATAAGACATTTAAAATCCTTCGTTAATTTTTCTTCTTGTGATGACTTCCAGTTCTTGAAATGTCAACTCAATTTGAGTTTCTACAGGAGAAGCACCATCACCTTGTATTGGTTTAAAGAATTGTACTCGTTCTCCACCATATGTGACGTTCATGTTTTTAAGAACTGATGTAGAAATTTTATTTAAAAACTTATTCACACCACCACTATAATGGTATTCGATATCAAATGTTGCTGGTACAATAAATGTTCTTGATGTGCTTGGGTCATCACCATCAAAACTTGGTGCCATATAAAATCTAAATTGATTTACAATTTGTCTAACATTCACCGCTTCACTTAGTGATTTGGGCATCATCTTAAATGTGAAAGAAAACTCTCTTCTACTAATACCCTCAAATACTACTTCCATACGATTATTGAAAACTGCACCACTAGAAATTTCTTTCGCTGCCTTTGCACCACCAGCACCAGCATCAAGTGCAGTCTTTAATGCGTTTGCACCAGTTTCACTTACAGCAGCACCAAATGCACCAGCGGTTGATGCGGTAGTTCCCAAGAAACCAGAACCTTCATTATAACCTTTATATGATGCAATCGCAGTTGCTACTGCTGAACCAATTTCTACCTCACCATATTTTGATTCCTGTTGTAATCCTACAGTTGCAGGCATATATAATGCAATAGACGCTGCAAGTCTTCTCGTTGGTGCTCTATCTACAGATAATGTAGACACTCCACCACCAGCAGGGGTTGCTCCAGACGCAGGCGCTCCACCACCACCATAGTTGACGTTTGCGTTATCCTGTTCATTGATAAAGAACTGAACGTAGTGACCTTGCTCTTTACCACCCAAACCCTCTGGGTAAGACAAACTGGAATTGAGGAACGGTGTTCCTTGAAGTGCGTTAAAATTTCCTGACATCGTTATAAATATCCTTGTATATTATTTATTTAGGTGTAATGTAATGGCATACCGTGGAAGATACAGTCCATCAAATCCAAAAAAGTATAAGGGTGACCCCTCTAACATTATTTATCGCAGTTTGTGGGAACGCAAATTCATGGTTTATTGTGACATGAACGATAAGATAGTTGAATGGGGTTCTGAAGAATTCTTCATACCATATCGTTCACCCATTGACGGTAAAATACACCGATATTTCCCAGATTTCTATGTCAAGGTCAAAACCTCTACAGGCCCAAAGAAGTGGGTGGTTGAGGTCAAACCTAAGTCACAATGCAAACCCCCAAGGACACCAAAACGCAAGACCAAAAAATATCTCAACGAGGTGCGTACTTTTGCAATCAATGAAGCAAAATGGATGAATGCAAAGGAGTGGTGTAAGGACAGAAATATGGAGTTTATCATCCTCACAGAAGTTGAATTGATGATATAAATAGAAGTATGGCAGAACTAAGTTATTTCGACCAGATATCGAACCAGATAAAAACAGGTAATGAACCGTTCAAATGGTATCGTAATCGTATTAAAGAATTAGGTACACCTAGTGTGCCTGAACTATTGCGTGATGGTAAACTAACCGACAGACCAACAGGTGGTTCGTTGAATATGTTTGTATACTCTCCAAAGGGTAGAAACAAACTACCATATTATGACACATTTCCTCTCGTACTTCCATTGAAGAAAATGGATGGTGGTTTCCTTGGTCTTAACTTTCACTACTTACCATATGCATTAAGAGCAAGACTTCTTGATGCAGCAGGGGGTGACAATTTGAGTGTCAGTGCAATTGAGAAAAATAGATTGACCAAACCATGTCTTAAAAGATATCTGTTTGGTTATACACGTTCTAAGTTTCGTAAGATTGATGATGAAGATAATCTGACTGCAATTATGTTACCAGTACAACGATTTAAGAAAGCGTCCACCAGTGAAGTGTGGGCAGATTCAAGGAAGATGATTTAATGGCAAATGCAACATTCCCAAGTAGAAAAACTTTAGATGGTTTAGCAAATAATGGATTTACCTATGCAAACCGATATGAGGTTGAGATTACAATACCAAATGGTGCAGACACAAGAGAACTTCAAATCAGATGTGAAACCATATCTCTTCCAGGCAGAAACCTTCGTACTGTCGGTGATTTCAATATTTACGGCCCACCGATTGAAGTGGTACAGGGAAATACTTTCGGTGAGATTTCTGCATCATTCTATTTAAGTAAGAATATGAATGAAAGAATTATCATGGAAAATTGGCAAGATTCAGTTATCAATCCAGAGACATATGACTTATCCTATTACAATGAATATACTGGTGTAATGAAAATATTCCTACTTGATAGAGATAAAGATGAAAAAAGAATTTATGGTGTTGAGTTATTTGATGTGTATCCAAAAGCGATTGAGGTTATCCCTTTATCACACGCTTCACCAAACACGATAAATAAGTTAGGAGTATCATTCCAATATAGAAATTGGAAGCGACTTGACGTTTAACATAATGCATTAGGAGAATATAAGTATGGCATTACCACAGTTGAATACCCCATCGTATGAGATGGAAGTACCCTCTACAGGGGAAAAAATTAAATACCGTCCGTTCTTGGTTAAAGAACAAAAGGTCTTGATGGTTGCACAGGAGACAGGTAACGAAAAGGACATGGCACAAGCAATGTGTGATATCGTTAAAAACTGCACTGACAACGTAATTAAGAATCCAGAAAAACTTCCCACATTTGACATTGAGTATATGTTCTTACAACTTCGTTCCAAATCAGTTGGTGATGAGGTTGAGTTAGAGGTTACTTGTCCAGATGATGGTGAAACAAAAGTGCCAGTGACAGTAAAGTTGTCTGAAGTTGAGATTGAAAGACAAGAAGACCACAAACCAGATGTGATGATTACTGATACAATTGGAATGAAATTTAAATATCCTTCTATGATGGATATCAGTAAATACACCACTGGTAAAATTAAAACCGTTGATTTGACTTTCGGTGTTATTCGTGACTGTTTAGAATGTATATTTGATGAGAATGAAGTATATGAAGACATGAGTAAAAAAGAAGTAGATGAGTTTATTGAATCTATGAGTACAGAACAGTTTCAAAGAGTTCAAAGTTTCTTCGATACCATGCCTAAATTAAGAAAAAGAATTAAGGTCACAAACCCCAAAACTAATAAAGAGGGTGAAGTACTAATTGAGGGAATGCAGAATTTTTTAGCATAGCCCTTTCACATGATAGTTTGGAGTCCTACTACAAACTTAATTTTGGTATGATGCAACATCATAATTACAGTTTGAGTGAATTGGATGACATGATGCCGTGGGAAAGGGAAATCTATGTTAGTATGTTACATCAACATATTAAAGATGAAAATGAACGCATAAAAGAACAACAAAATAGACGTAGGTGACCATAAATAAAAGACAGGAGAGAGTAATGTCTGAAGAAAAGAAAACGGTAACCGTAGACCCAGAGGTTGCAAAAAAAGATACAAATGGTGATGGTCACATTTCTAAAGAAGAAATGGAGATGGAATTGGAATTCAAAAGAAAAGAACTTGAGGATGCTGATGCCCGTAGGGATGCAATGCGTCAAATGGCGTGGTTCTCCTTGTTTGGTATGTTGTTATATCCGTTTGCAGTAGTAATTGCAAACTGGATTGGTTTAGACCAAGCATCTAAAATCTTAGGCGATATGGCTGCAACGTATTTCGTTTCTGTCGCTGCTATCGTCATGGGTTTCTTTGGTGCAAATGCATACGCAGACAAAAAGAAGTAGGATACCTAAATGGCCGACAATCAACTTGAATTAAGAGAAGCAACTAAAAATCTCAGACTTGCAACTGAAGAACTACAAGCATTCAATAAGTCTACTGCGGCTGAGATTGGGGGTATTGTCGGTAAAAATCTTGGTGATGTTACAAAAAAATTTACAGCAGGATTTGAACAACTCCCAGGCGTTCAAACTTTAGGTTCTGTTGGTAAAACCCTATTCAATAAAACCTTTGCAAAAATAAAAGAAAAACGTGAATTAAAACTTCTTCAAGATAGACTAGGACTAAAAGATGGTCAGATGAAGGAGTTAATTCAGACCAAAAAGGTAAATGATGCACAAAAGAAACTGAATGAACAATTTAAGTCTGGTGCAGAAGCCCTACTTGGTGTTGAAGTTCAGTTTGACAAATCATTAGAAAAAACAGGAGTAATATTTCAAGAGGCTGGTAAAAACTTCGCCCTTGCCAGACAGGAAATTACTGGCATTGATGAGAAAACAGGCGAGGCACTTACTGAACTTAAAACTAACTCAGAAGACCTAACTACTGTTCTTAAAACAAGACAAGAAGAAACTGCAAAATTTAATGATAACTTAGCAAAAACTTTTAACGAAAATTTAAATAAACAAGATGCTGGTAATGAATTAGGTAAAGAAAACGCAAAACTTCTCAAAACTTTTGGTAATTCTCAACAACAAATGGTTGACAATCAAAAAGAAATGATAAAGGCGGTTGACAAACCAGCAGAAGACCAAGG